CGTCAATAACGGAAATGGGCCAAATGACCCTCCAAGTCCCCTTCTTAACCTTTTCGGGCTTGTGAAACTCGCTCTTGAGGAACGGAGCCCGCGGATCTTGCAAACCCCTGACGACGATCTCGCAGGGGGTCATAATCGCAATGTCCTCAGCAGTGTAGGCGTGCCACAGAGCTAGGCGAAGAAACACGATCAAAACCGTGTTCGCACTCTGCGCGTCGCTCTGCCAGACGTCTTTAGTCCCGGGCATAACATTCTGCGAGTACCCTGCCGACTTAGAGCCGTTGAGCCCCTTCAAGACATCGGCTATGGCCTTGATGTTACACCTGACATGCGAATTATTGGGAGGGAACGAGGCAGAAATAACCTCATTGGCGTACTGAGAAATCGGTGGCTTCACAGCACGAATCCTCTCCGCAAGCTGGATCTTGATGGACCCAATGAGCGCCTCAGTCGCCTCAGACCCGACAGGGGGCAAAGCCCACCCAGTCAAGTCTACGCCGTATCTGGCTGCAAGCTCAACGACCTTTGCAAACCGCTTCGCTTGCAAATCTCTCTTCTCTTGCTCGACATCGGGCTCATCCCTCTTCTTCCTGCCTCCGCGCCTAGAACCGCGATAAGTACCAACTCTGGCGACCTCAACTCGAGAATCACATTCTGAACTGAAGATAGGGTTGGGCTTGGCGATGTAGGCGCGCAAGGGCTCAAACTTTGGGTGTTTGCTCAACAACCCATGCCTGACCGAGGCTGGTAGCTTAGACAACTCAGACAAAACGACTAAGTCATCAGCTGCTCTATGAAGTATGTCTCCGACTACGTCGATGTTCTCCTGAGACAAGATCTCAACCCCCTGAGACACCGTAGACGGGTCAAAAGGAGGGAGGTCTGATGATCTCTGGACTTCGTTGACGACGTCCCACAAACTTTTCCCGGAGACGGGCGAAGAGTGGAAACGAAAACTAGGCGGAGCAGGGGATGGAAGCGCCCAAACGGGACGTCCAATTGCAGTCGCTCTCCTGAACAAACTGGAAGTGAAATCGCTAGTGAAAGCAGGTTCAATTCCTAGATCGACGTCTAGCAACCCGGTGAATTTGTGAGTATCCCGGAAAAACCGGAAACGGACGCTCTCGCCGTCCTCACTGTGATGCTCATACGTCTCACACCTCCCAGAGAAAGCAAAATCAATCTTCAAAAGGAATATGGCTCTCTCAAAGATGTTCTTGGAAAGACTGGGGTATGGGTCCGGAGCGGAGGGATGGAACATCCACTCAAGCGCCTCAAAGCGGTTGATGGGGTCCCACGCCCTCACGATGACGGGACGACAATGTCCAATCCGGTGAAGGCGCGTGAACCAAACGGGGTTCTCAAAAGAGATCTCCTCAAAAGGACCTCTGGGCATACCACCGTAATCGGCGAGTCGATACACCCTGTCTCTCCTGAGCTCGTCAAAAGACGCAATCCATGAAGGCTCACTCCCTTCGAACTCATCGTCGGAAAGTGGTTGGTCAGTGTAAAATTGTTGAACAGAGCGCGGATCGAAGGAATGGAAGCCGAACCTCGCGTGACGCAAAGCGCGACCCTTCTCACCCTCGACGGTCGTAGGGACCTTCACCGGCAAAGGGCAAACGGAAACCTCAACGACCTCATCACACTCAGACGGATCTTCTCGTATAACTTCACTCACTTCAAAGCAAGCTTTGTTCTTCCACGACACCCTAGTGCCAGCTCGCGTCCCCTTCTTGGTTCTACGCAGCGTCTTCGACTCAGGAACCCTCCAGGGGCTCACATAATCGTCGTCGTCGTGGAGGTCGGCCCAGGCTGCCGAACTAAACCGTCTCTCAGCCCTGGTTAGATTGGAGGAGAATTCAGCCTCCTGACCGGAGGCGCCGACATTCTGCTCGCCGAACTTGGAGGTGTTCTTCCCGAACAATTCCCTCTCGGCGATAGCTTCGAGGTCACTAGCTTTAATTTCGCCAGTGCGAAACCGATGAGCCGCCTTACTAGTATCAGCAAGCAGCTCCTCC